TTATGATTAACCTCCACACCTCTCCCTTCAGTACTATGCAGGAATCCTGCGATTTGAGAACAAGCGCCTTTGGGGTGAGGAAGGCTTTGCAGCCTTCCCCCTCTACCATCAGCGGCACCATCAGGCCGCCCCGTTCTCGTCGGAGTCGGGCAATATACCGGACTCCCTGTTCTGCGCATCGGCCATGAGCCGTACCAGGTCATCCCTCGTCCACTCGTTTGAACCTCTGCCTTCAGTGATTTTCTTAGCGGCATTGATGGCGTGGGTCTTGTTGCCTATGACTGCGAGGTACTGTTTCCAAACCGCCGTTTTCTCATCTGCCGTCGGAGGGGGTGCTGATACAGGTGTGCTTGCAGGTGCGGTTATGGGTGCGTCTGCAACTGGCGCCGGTTCGGTCCGCTGTTTCTTCGGCGGCTCCCTCTTTACCTCTACTCCAGAATCGAGCCATTCCCGGATCTTCTCTCCCGTCTCTAGAGTGGGCTTGAATATCGACCCATCAAAGAGACTGGTGCGGTCTTTGCTGACCGTGGCATTGTGCTGGGTGTCGATGTCAAAGACCGTTGTAAACTCGTATTCAAGCCCTTCCCTCTGGACCGGCGCAAGCCCGATTTTCTTTGGGGCCTTTTTCCCGCGGTCATCCTCCACCACCTCGTAGGCCGCCTTCGCCCTCATGGTGGCGATAATGTGAGACGGGCTGGTGATCATGGCGTCTACTAGTTTGTTGTGCCACGGTGTTACATTGCGCCACGCGGCGAAGCTGTTTCCCCTGTCGGCCAGTTTGCCCTGCATGTCTAGAAGTCCGCCGTCTCCAGCCCAGGCATGGGACAGAGAGTCGATTATTATGACGTCATATCCCTCTTTTTCTGCCTCATGGATCATGTCTAAATATTTCTTTGGTTCATACGGCGCAGTTATGGTGGCCACGTCATACCCTGTCAGGCTCGCGTACAGGTCCGCGCTGCCGTTCTCCGTGTCGATGATGGCTATCCTTCCCTTCGGCCCGGCGAGTCCACGCGCAAGCAGAAGTGCGGAATACGTCTTGCCGCTGCCGGACACACCGATAAGGGCAATCCTTGCCCTCGCCATGCTCCTCTGAGCTTTGCGAAATACCATGTTTACCTCCCTACTCCGCCCACCGTGGCGGCATCAACTGGACAGGCTCTACCGGGTATCCCGGCCATGTGTCTGTCCTCAAACATTCCTGGTACACCTGCAGATCGTGGTAATACTCCTCCCGCCCTGCGTTGAGCATTTCAATGCTGGTTTCATACACCACCACGGCGTAGGGAGGTTCCTTCTCGCAAGCTATGAAAATGAACGAGTCGGGAGCAGATGAAAATTCGCTGGTGCATCCGTCCCAGTAGTAGGCCGCCTGTACGTGGTATCGAAAATTCCACGCGGACCGCTGGAAGGATAATGGTCTGGCGTCGTCCGTACTCTTGAGGTCGACGATGGAATACCTACCTTCGCTTCGCTTGAGGAAATCCGGCCTGCACTTCGAGAGCATGTCAGGCGCAACGGCGGGATTCCAGAAAATAGACGTCTCTACGTCTCCTTCTCCCGTCACAAGTGGCCGCGCTGTGGGATGAGAGAGGACAGATTCAGCCATCCTCTGCGCCGTCTCGTACTGGTCGGGAGTGATGATTGCCTTCCCTGAGTGCTCTGCCTCGAACGCCGCCCATGCCTCTTTCCCGGCTTTCGTGCGCTTGTCCACATCCGGCGCAACCGCATATTCCTCGCCGAACTCGATAGGTTCAAGGGTGAGGGTGTGGAAAAGGGAACCGAGCAACATGGCTGGAGTCGGCGGTTTTGGTGGCGCGTCCTTCGCCGCCCGGAAGTGCGCCGGTGAACGTGATATCTTGTCGAGGTCGGATTTGCTGACGCCTTCGCCGGAGTGATAGTCAGCATTGGTCAATGTTTTAATCATCCATCATCCCCCCTATCTCGGCCGCCTTTGCCTCTATCTCCGCCATCCTCGCCCTCTCCCTGCACCCCTCGCCCCCCGGCTCCACGCCTTTGCGCATGCACCACCATTCTTCCGGGCCGGTGATGTCGCCGATGGCGTGGTGGGAGTCCGGGCAGTTGACGCACCAGCGCCAGAGATACGGTTCGATGGCACTGAGGATGTCGTCTCGGATTTCGTCCATTTCGCGCCTCCCTGTGCTAAAATAAAGCCGGGTGTTCCGAGCACCCGGCGCCAATGACCGGCCTCCCGATGAGGGAGGCTTTAGTTTTCCAGCCAGTCCAGAACCGCATCGAGAAAATCTTTCAGGTCATCCATTCCCACGCCTCCCGTACAACCTCGCCAGCATCCACGCGACCGTAATGCTCTCCACCAAATCTTTCGCCCGGCAAACGCCGCTGATGGAGAGGTTCATTTCTGGTTCCTCCAACATTTCAAAACCATCCCGAACCAGCAGACAAACAGCAGCCCGAAATAGGCGAAGGCAAAATCCTGTTCCGCAATCCACGTCTCAGCCATCACGCCACCCTGAACGCCCCAACCACACCCCGGCACACCTCGCGCCCGTACCTCCACGTGCCGAGCTTGAACATCTCCGGCATGGTCATGGGTATCTGGACGGCGAGCGCCGCCACCGTCGCCAGCACAAACAGCCAGCGCCTACGCCTCAAAAACCGAACAAGCATAAAATCCCCCTCCTTTTCCTTTTCTCAGCCTCCACCGCCCGCCGCTCGATGACGGCGAGCTCGCGTAACTTAAGGCTCCTGATTGCTATTGGTAACGGCCATGATTCCTCCCGGAGCGTCCGCCCCAAGGAGGGGAGAAGTGGTTGGGTATACGGGCCGCGGATCGAGCCTGCGCTGACAACCGCGTCAATCCAGCTCATTGATATCCTCCTCTCTGTAGTTGTTGAACCTCTATGGGATTGTCAAAGTCCCTCCCCGTCTGAATCACCGGCTCGGGCTGTCCGGCGCGGGGGTGGTGGTGGTCAGATTACAGGCCAAACCTTGCTTTGAGAATTGCGTATCTGCTCCATGGAATTTTCGGGTCTTTTGCGGTCTCCCATCTGCTGTACGTCCTCAGGGAGCGCCCCAGCACCTTAGCCATTTCGGCCTGTGTCATCCTCGATCTTTCTCGGAGCTCTCTAAGAGTCACCCTTTAACACCCCCCTTCTGGCAAAAACTGTCTATATGATAGGCAAGTATTGACCAGTTGACAATGGGACTGGAGACCCATCTTTGACAATATTGTCATGTCAAAAGGCAAAAAAATAAGCCCCCATCCGGTTTTGAGTGTTTCTCCGAATGGGGGCGTTTTAAGGGGTGGTGGAGCCTGGGGGAATCGAAAAAGCAGTATCTACAAGAGATTGAATACTCATGCCTCCAAATATGCCTACGGTACGGAATCGAACTAAACCGTAAAAGATGAGCCTTAGGACCTATTTCCCTAGCGCAATAACCATGCTATACTTTAGCCAAGATCAAAGAGGGAGGGGAAATCAAATGAAAAAAGTCACGGCAGACGAAATCAGAAAGGCAAACCTCGAAGGACTCAACGATCCCCAGAGCTTTTGGGACTACTACACCCCCACCCTCTCAGTCGCCCTTGACCTCGGGCGGCGCGGGATCAGCCTGCAGGATGCTCCGGTAGTCAGCGGCATCCGATACGGCAAGGCCCCTGACGGCGGGATATCCAACAACTACCGCGACGGGATCAGCGAGCGCGGGCTGTCTCTCGCCAAGATCGACGGAGCGGAAGAGGTCGGGTCGGTGGTTTGGTTTGAGGGGCGCGAGGAGCACCGGTACACTGGAATCCTCCTCCCCTACAAGGGAAGCGACGGGGAAGCGCTTATACTGGCGGAAGGGGTTGACAACCTTGACTAATATCACCGTCAAGCAAGCCGCCGCCCTTCTGGGGGTCACTCCCCAGAGGGTGCGGCACATGATAGGAGCGGGGATTCTGGATGCGGAAAAGTTTGGGCGGGACTGGCATGTAGACGCGGGGAGCGTGGAAAAAAGGAAAAATGTCATGGAACAAAAAAAGAGGGAGCCTTAACCGGCTCCCTCTCGTATTCTACCCTGCCAGCTCGCGCCCAGTTGAACGATTTGCCGTTGAGGGTCACTTTATACCCTAGAGGTCAAAACGAATCAACCTGGGGCATTCTGGCGGGTCATTTCGCCAACCCGACGGCGATTCCCCCGATCACAAACCCCAGCAGGCCGTATTTTCTCCGGTCCGCCCGGAGCGACACCATGACCGACTCCGCCGCTTTCCGCTCCGACGCAATCCGGGCCTCCAACACCATGACGGCGTTTTGGATTTTTTCGAGTTGTGCCCGCTCCGCTTCGAGTTGTGCCTTGAGCGTAGGCACAAGTTTTTCATATCTGAGCAAGTCGGCCTCCCGCGCTCGAAAAACTTCCACGGGCATGATGACTGATTTGCCGTCCTCACTTAGCCGAATCTCTCCGGCGTTCGCGCTCACTGGCGCCAGCAAGCAAATCACCAATAGGCACGCCGCTAAAATCCTCCTGCTCAATTGCCGCCACCTCCTCCCGATGTTTCTCTATCAATTCTTTCCCTTTCTCGATCGTCCTCTTCGTTTCGTCCAAGGCGCGGTCCGTCTCGCTCTTCGCCTCGTCGTATTTTTTCGTACCGCCTGCGAGCCCGAGCAGCCAGAGCGCCAGCCACTCCACCCGCCCGGAAACAACAGCCCAGACCGAAAGCAGGGCAAGCGCTACAATTAGCCATCTTTTCATTTCCCTCCCCCCTTCACGTCCTCAATCGTGCTGGTGGTGTAATACCCGCCGATGGCGGTCATGCCGAGCCATTTCAACAATTCCACCGTGCCAGGCTGCATTTCACGGTTGAGAATTAGAGACACAAGCACGGAAATTCCAATCAGAAGTGCGGAGTACACCGCCAGAGGCTTACGGAGAGGCGTTTTCGACCAGTCGATCTTTTTCATTTATACCCTCCCCTGTATCACGGTTACTTTTCGCCTATACCCCTCAAGTTCAATTATGGGACAGCCGAGCACCTGCGGTTCATACCCCTTGGCCGCCGCGTACCCGTCGCCACGGTTGAGGAATGAACCTGAGTTTACGAACCACATAACGCGCTCTGATACCACGTTCTGGGCGGTTTCGGGGATATAAACCGTCGAAGGAAACGCCACCATCCCATGAGTATGCGACATCACGTACACATCGCACAAAACGACATTTTTCAACCGCTCTAAATTGTTGACCTTGCCGCCGCGCAACCGACCACCGCCCCAGCCATGCGTGGCGTAGAGGGTATAGATGATTTGCCGTGATTTGTGGCTCCACCCGAATTTGATTTTCAAAACGACTTCCACCCCGAAATACGGCACGCGCAGTTTCTCAGCCAAAATCTCCACTGGCGAAATGCCGGACTCTTTGTCCGTGCGCCGCTCGTGGTTGCCGCTCACAATCCCCAGTATTCTGTCAGCCACCGGCCCCAGCAGGTCGGCGGCGTGCTCGATTTGTCTGCGTGGCGGCATAGTTTCGGAGTAAATGTCGCTGACGGAATTTCGAGTAGCGTTGTTGAGGATGTCGCCGTTTAGCAAAACATACCTGTTCGGCTCGGCCTGCACGTACCGGAGATAGTTTTTGAGCGCTGATTCGTTGAAAGCGGGATCGCCGATGTGCAAGTCACTCAAGGGGAGGATTTCAATTTTTTCGACGTCCTCCCCCAGAGCGACCGGGTGCACGATCACCTAAACAGCCCCAGCAGCGCCGGGAGGAACCGTGAGGAGAACGACAGCACCCCGGCGAGCACGGCGAACAGGACGGCGCCGACCTTGACGAGACTTTCGAGATTCGTGATGCGGTGTTCGTGGTCTTTGATTGACGACACCACGGCTTCGAGCAGTTGCGTCTGGTATTTGTTTTCCGTACTCACCTGCTCGACTTTTTTTGTGAGATTCAGCAACACATCGTTGACCTGTTTTTGCTCCACCTCTACACCCCCACCGCGTCGGCGTTTTTGAGAATCCGATTCAGCCACCCGTGCAGAAATTTCGCCTGTGTTTTGTCCCGGGCAACAATTGAGTTGTGCCACCGCACCCGCTCAAGAATCACCGCGTGAATAGTCCGCCATGGGTCAGAATCAAACGCCGCATTTGCCGCCGCGAGCGTCAGCGGCCCGATGGAGCCATCTTCCACGAGATCGCCGCCCATGCGGTTGAGCGCCTGTTGGAGCTGTTTCCCAGCCCCGCCGGTGCCGCAGTTAATCGCCGCGTCAAACACCAAAAAATCCAACGGTTCCGGCAGGTCGTCACATTTGCACGCGTACCAGTACAACCGTTCGTAAATTACGAGTGCCTGCGATACTGTCAGTTCGTCGACCATGCCCGGCAGACCGGGAATAACCGCCCGCGCCCGTGCGAGCGTGCCGTAAGTTACGCCGAGATTGGTCCTCCCACCCCGGTCATCCGGATCGTCAACCAGACCGCCCTCGGCATTGAGGACGATTTTTGCCACGTCATGGAACCGCGTCATTCCGTCACCTCCTCCCAGACTATTCCGGCCAGGTCCTCCGGCGACTCCGCCGCCTCGATGAGCGCCACCAGCTCGGCCTCACGGTCGAAACACCCCTGCACATGCGCCCGTACAGCCTGTGCGATGGCCTTGATCTGCAGGGAATCAAGCTCGACGAAGCCTGATTCTGTCTTCCACCGGCAGGTATAGTCAGGGTCTACGACAGCCTGTAGCGCCGCCCCCGTGATGAGCGCCTGACTCTCACGGTCCGTCTTGATTCCGTTTATCCCTGCCGTCTCAGCCACAAAACGGGCGTTTGCGATCTCCGTCCGCTTCGCCGCCTTCGCCGCCTCCAGTATCCCCGCCACCTCGTCAGCCGAGTAGTCCACCACCGGGTACGTGGCTGTTGCCCTGCCGTCTGTGACCGTGATTTCCGGTGTGCCGTGGTGCTGTGTCCACTCCAAGGGTGGCTTCACCTCGTCACAGGGGTAGACTCCAAGCTCTGCCAGTTCGGCCTCACTCAATTCATGGAGGCTCGTCCTCGTCCTCCCGTCCGGAAGGTGGAGCCGGAAGGGGAGGGAGTTTGCGAGCTTCCCGTTGATTAAATACATGGTTGTCGCCTCCTACCACTTCGCGAGACGGGAACCGAGAGCCGTGTTGGCGTTGGACGACGGGTGGCGGAAGTTCGAGCTGAAAGCTCCGTAGTGCCCGCTGCCGGCGTGTAAGTCCGAGTGGCAGACGCGGCCGGTGTTGTTTGTAGCTGGTTTCCCGCCGTTCACATCCGGGATCATGCAGGTGGTGTCCGGGCCGAGAGCGGCGGCGAGGAATAGCGAATCGAACATCCCGCCCGTCAGGATCGATTGCCCGTAGTAAGTCGACTCCCCGGAGTAGATCGGCGGTGCAATCACCGTGACGTTGTACGTCCCGCCTGCCTCGCCCCAGACCTCATAATTACCTGATGCGTCAGTACGGATGCCATCCATCCACTCCGCATAAACACCTGTTGTCGGGCCATACGCAAAATCATTGACGCCACGGTAGACGCACAGCGCTGGGGTCACACGACTAGCCTCCGGCACCAGCTGGAAGGTCTTCCGCTCTATGACGGCACGGGCCAAAATCTCATGCCACTCGAACAGCGACTGCATGTGATATCCTGCACCATTGTTCGCACAATATGTGCGGTAATTATCGAACGACACGCTCGCCCATGGTGTCTGTCCGGGCTTGCTTCCGACCTTGCTTGATCCTGCGTTGTAGCCCCGGTACTTGCCATAGTAATACTTGTCGATCCACGAGCCTGAACGACTGAACGCCCCAGGATTGGAGACAAACCCATCCCGGGCAGTCGGCGCCAGGAGCATCGTCCAGCGCGGGGTGGTGCCGTCGATCACATCAGGCATATTTCCACGCCACCACCATGCTCTTGGGATAGTGCAGAAAACATTATCCGAAACATCCGTCCAGTCGGGGAACTTGAAACTCGGATGTGTATCAAAATATTCAATTGGCATGTCAACTTCACGTAGATGTCCGTACACAGGATCGCCTGTCAGCATGACCTGCCGAAGCACGGCCCCGTCAGTACCCCTGCCTCCGGTGTCCTGTACGCCGATACATCGGTTCGGTGCGACGTGTATGCTATGGCTTTGTGGAGTGAATATCCCTACTGTGGTATCCGCTGGAGCAATACCTACATATCCCCTCATGACATCTCCACCACGCTGCCGGTCAGCACCAGATCGCTTGCCGCGCTCGCCAGCCCCGCTATCGTGTCGCCAGCCTCAAGTACCATCTTTCCCGACAATACGCCGAGAGCGCTTCCGGCAGGTACAGGAACTGCATTCGCCAAAGCCGTTGACGCGCCGGAGTCGGAAGCATCCGTCCACGTTATCGTCGCATCGGCCTCGTTTGTACCGTCGACATTCGATACCTGGAGCATCAGGACAATTGCCGTGGTAGACGCAGGGCACGTATACGCCGTGGCACTTGATGTCCCAAGCGCCAGTTTGAAATTCTTAAATGCTTCAGCCATCTCTAATCACCTCCAAGGGCGATGACCATTCCGAGGGAGACGCCACCGCCACTCGTCGCAGTCACCCACTCCGCGCCGGACTCGTCGCTTTTTACGGCAAGGACTTTGCCGGAGTCACCCTCGGAGATGGCGGGGATGCCAGCCCCATCAGCCCCCGCTGGTCCCACCAGCGAAACACCAGTAGGCCACGTCACGTTTTTCGGCCCGAACAGGGTCGTGGTGGCGGTGTTGATGTAGAAGTCCCCGTCCTCGCCCTCGGTGGTCGGTGCGCCGCTCCCGGAGAGTATCGTCCGTCCGTCGGCACCGTCGAGTCCGTCTACCCCGTCCTCACCTGCCGGGCCTGCTGGGCCCTGAATACCCTGCGGGCCCTGCGGGCCGGTATCGCCCTGTAACCCCTGCGGTCCGCGGAACAGGATTGCGTCGCTCCACGTTAAACCGCCATCAGTGGAAATTGAAATAAAACTGTCTCCTGCAGTGTACGACTCATTCCACAAGTCGCCGTCGGCGGAATAGAGGATCTGCACCTCCGGAGCATTCGCCCCCGGAATTCCCTGCGGTCCAGCAGGTCCAGTTTCGCCCTTCTCACCAGGCAGACCGTCCTGACCTGGTGCTCCGTCCTCGCCTGGCTCTCCCTTGAAAAACACCGCCCCGCCCCAGACCGTGCCGCCGTCCGTGGAGAGACTGAAATACTCGTCGCCCTCCATGTACGATTCGTGCCATAAAATGCCGTCGGCGGAGTAGCGAACGAGGACATTGGGAGCAACACGACCATCCCGTCCCTGCGGACCGGGGGCACGCACAACCACGCTGTTTTCTGTCGTCTGGACGGTCACCGCGCAGAAGCAGGTCATTTCGTCGCCTCCGGCTTCGCCAGCCAGCGCCCGGCAAGCAGACGCGTCACAACACCGTCCGCGTTTTCGACTTCAAGGTCATACACACCCTCGACCTCTTTGTAGGCGCACAGCGCGCCGGTCTGCTCGTCCGTCATCGTTATGTTCAGCAGCCCTCTCGCCCCGTCTATCTCAATCCCGCCGTTCGTCTCGCTCGTTAGGCTCACCAGCGGGGCCGCGTCGGAATACTTGACGCGGAGCATCATGCGGGCGCTGTACCCGGTCAGGTCGATGGGCACACCATCCGGGTCTTCCCACGTGACGGCCAAAAAATAGTGCGCCCCGGCGTCAATCACCATCCGGTAGCTCGTCGCCATCGGCTCACCCCCCTTAAATGGAAAGGGGCCTTTCGGCCCCTCACTCCTTGATCACCACTCCGATGATGCAATCCTTCCCTCCGGACAGGTGTACCCCAGATATAACTCCGGAGGCAATTGAATCAGTTCCACCTGCGAGCGCGACATCCTCCACTACACCGGATGCTATCGAGTCCGCGCCGCCAGCGAGGTTGACGCCGTCGATTTCCACATCCGCGCCAAGTGCGATGCACGGCGCCGCGTTATATTCCGTTGATCCAGTCACCGTCATACCCGTGATGTCTACGCCAGCCACGACGCCGCCCGTAATCGCCTGTATGGCTGCCTGTATTGCCGTGGCGGTATTGTTGCTCGCGGTCGTGTCAGCCAGAAGAATTGTGATTGTATCGTCTGCGGCGCTCACGGCCAGAGTGTCATGGTCAGTTTCGTCGTCGTTCACTTCAATGGTGATTTTGATTGCGTTTGACGCCGCGCCCACCACTCCCGACGTGAACGTCAGGATTTTGTCGCCGTCAATGACGATTTCTTTTACCGCCTTCACGCCTGCGAGCGGAGCTGTGTTGTAGGCCGCGTTCCCCGTCACCGTCATGCCGGAGATGTCGAACGCACTTGCGTTCGTGGTCGATAGTGCCTGTATCGCTGTCTGGATGGCCGCCGCAGCGTTTTTGCTCGCCGTTGTGTTGGCCAGCCTTATCAAAATCCCGTCCGTGTCCTCAATCGCCGTTACAGCCAGAGTGTCGTTATCCGCCGTCTCCATGGTGATAGTGATTCCGTTGTACCGTTCACCCTTGAGCACCGTTGCGAATGTCAGGGTTTTTCCCGTCGCAACTGTAATCGCCTTGGTTGCCACTGTCCCCACCAGCGGGGCCGCGTTGTAGGCATCATTACCCGTCACCGTCATGGCCGTCAGGTCGACACTCCCGGTGGTGGCGAGCGCCTGTACAGCGTCCTCGATCATGGTATCCGCGTTTTTGCCGGCCGTCTGGGAGGCGAGTTTGACGGTGAGGTCGTACCCCGAGATGGTCGCCGCCATGGTGTCATCATCAGCCGTCTCCAGCGTTACAGTCAAGTTGTTCACGTCCGGGCCGCCTACGCCAGAAGTGAACGTCAGGGTTTTTGCCGTATCTCCAGTGCCCGCCACCGTCGCTACCAGTTTCGCCTCCACGCCGCTCTGATTTACCGCGCTCAGCGCTGTCCCTGACCGGATTTTGATAAGGTCAGCCGCGCCGATGGCGGACATGTCCAGCTGCACCGCACCGCCCGCAGGAGCGGACGCAATTGCGTAAGCCGTGGAACCGTCAGTTTTGTACACCTCTGCGAATTTACCGCCGCCCACCTCGGCCTGGAACGTGGCCCCCGCCGCGTCCCATGTGGCGGGGAAGTGGAGCAAAATTTCTTTTGCGTGTGAAATGTCAACGGCGTCGGAAAGCGACTCTCCCGCAGTGATGGTTGCGTGTTTGACTACTCGTGCCATGGTGCACCTCCTCGAAATAAAACAGGGGCGCAAAAGCGCCCCTATGTCGGATCAATCACCCGCGCCCGTGCGTTGGTGATGGAGCCGCTTGCCGTGTCGCCACTCCCGGATTCGATCTTCCGGGAGAGCCGCTGGATGATGTAGTTCTGGCCGTTGTACGGGAGCGGGAAGGGCGACGCGCCCGACGGCGTGAGGTTGTGGGAGTCTGAATAAGTTATGTCTCCGGTTGAGGTGAACGCCACCGTCCGCACGTCGGAATTCCGCAAATACGACACGTCCGCGCTGGTGTCCTCCGCGCTGGTGTCCATCTTGTTGAAAATGAACCCGCCCTCCCGCCCGCTCATGGTGACACGGGCATCCGCCTCCGGAAACAGCGGGGAGTCGGAGTCCGGCCCGTTGCGGAAGATGGGCTTTTCGAGTATATTCACGTTCCACGCTGTACCCAGGCCCGCTTCCGGCTCGCCCATTTTGAGCGCCCGGATATACCACGGACTCTCCCAGACCCTCGACACGCCGCACCGCCCGGAGCGGAATGACGGGATGGCGAGCGATACGCTCAAATTCACCGTCATGCTGGTCCCGGACGAGTATTCGTCCGCCACGATCCATTGTGGGAGACTCCAGTACTCCTGCCCGCCGCCGAACCACGAGACGGACATCTGGCAGTCGTCCGACGCCTGCCGGGCGACCAGCCATGCCCGGAGAATGACGGAATGGTCCGTGCCTGAAAACAGATAATCGCCGTCCGGGTCGTTGGTCGGGTTCGTGGATATCCCGTCCACAAATGCGCTTGACGCCGCGAGCCGCGAGAATGCCACCTCCCCGCAGGCTGTCACGTTCCGGTCAGAGCCGCCGGAGGCGAAATTCGCCGAGAGTGATATGGTGGCGCTCACCTCCCAGCCGATCATGTTCCCGCCGGGGCGGAGAATGTGTCCCCCGCCCATGGCCTCTTCCGAGTACACAACGTCATCCCCGGAGGTTGGCATGATCAGCGTGTTGGAGGTCTTGTCCAGAAACGTGAACCCCGTCGCCGTGTCCTCCAGCTCTATCGGCTCAATGATTCCTGTCGCTGTATTTACGGCGTATCTCTGCGGGTAGAATATGCTCATGTCGTCACCTCCCCGCGGTCGTCCCATGTATAGCCTGCGTCCGTATAGGCGAACGGTGAATACTCCGACGCGATCCCCGGATACGGCGGCCCGAACGAGTAGATTGTGGATGATGTCTGGTAATACTGCCCCGGGCCGGAATACCCCAACCGGAGGGGGATGGTGATCTCCGCGGAGCCGTCCTCGTTTTTCTCAAGGGCAAACCAGTCGTACAGCCTGTTCGTGCCGTCTCCCGGCAGCAATGAAAACTCCCCAAAAGTGTTGAAGGACGTCGATGTGCCGTGCACGACTTCCAGCGCGTCACTCCACGAGGTGCCGTTCCCCACCTGCACGAACGAGTCCAGCGGGGTCGGCGTGTCGTGCCAGTCCTCGCCGTCCTCCGAAAACCGCCAGACGAACCGCCCGGTCAGCGCCACGGGCGTCGAACCGTTCAACAAACGGAAATGGGTTCGCGTGCCGGAGGCGTACCATTCCAGAGGGACGAAACCCCCGTCCATGTATCCGTATTCGATGTCCCATTTCCCCGCCAGGTAGGGCGAGAAATCCACGTTGACGGTGAACGTCGCGTCGACGACGAGCGCCGTGCTCGCGTCCGCCGCCGTGGTCCCGGCGTAGGGCGTGCCGAGGGAATATTCCAGCGTGCCTATCTGCGGCGTCCGGAATTCATATTCGAATGTCTCCCAGTCCGACCACTCACCGAGCCTGCCCTGGAGCCGTATTTTCCCGCTGCACTCCTGCACCGGTTCCGTCTCCGGGTCGAGTGGCGCGACGATATCCCGGAGGAGGTAGAGTCCGTTATATCCCGAGGTCAGGGTGTCGCTCGTGTAGTATTGGTACTCAGGATTCGATGCCGCCGCATCCCATACCACCCTGCCGTCTGTGTACGTGCTCCCCCGCGTATAGCTCCGTACCACCTCGCTCCCCTCGTCACCCCATGAAACCTCTATAACCTTTGCCCTGTTGAGATTCTGGACATACAGCATCATGGTATCCGTCGGCTCAAAAACGTCCCGGCCGAGGACAACGGACGTGGTGATCGGCGTGTACCAGTCCTCTTCCCCAGCGACGGAGGAAATGACCGTGGATTCCTCGTTCCGCCTGGTCACGATCTCCCATCGGACGTTCTTGCCTGTTGGCCTGACCAGAAGGACTTCCTTCCCGTCAGGAAGGGCAACGCCCCGCTGGTACTCGACCTTCGCAATGCGGACCTTGTCAGCGGGCTCTCCCTGAATATGGACCTGGTAGGTCTCATAGTCCACCTGGGCGATAATTTGCCCCCTGGCTGCATTGTGCAGTCTCTTTGCTTTTTTCTCCACAAGCCCGGCGACGGCCATTCCTATGTCCTGCGCATCGGCCAACATCGAAACCGACATATCCGCGATACTTGCCCTCCGGGTCAGTTTCAGCCCCGTCCTCCAGGACCTCATGTCCACCGTCACCTGTTCCACTGTCCAGCTTTCGCCCTTCCAGCTCACATAATCCCCGACGCAGAACGGCTGCAGCGGTACGTCGACCGTTGCCGTGTGCGCTCTCTGGCAGTAAGCGAGAAGTTTCGCCGCCGCCCGCTCAACGTCGGTGATCGTCGTAAGCCCGAAGGCGTCGTATTCCTGCTCCCGTTCGCCCAGGGCGGAAATACTTGCGTCGTCCGTCGCCGTCGAGGAAAAATGTTTTCCGATCTTGTTCACTGCCAGGACCTTGTTATTCGTCGTCGGCCTTGGGAGAGCCCCGCCCCGTTCCGTGCGGTTCAGCGCCCACCATTCTCCCTCCACGGGGTCGATCACGTACCGGTAATACTTCGCCACGGAACTGCCGACCAACCCCGTCGCATCAGGTACACCGGTTTTGTACGCCTTCTCCCAGAGCTCCCATTCCGGAAGACCTGGCCCCGGCGTAGGATTGTAGGTATAAATTTCCTCGTACACGCGAATCAGCGAATTTTCTTCTATGCCGCATCTGGTGATGGTGATCGTCTTGCTGACGTTTTGCAGTGTATCTGGCACATTGGACCATTGGCTGTATGGATCGTAATTCTGCCGCACCGTGACGGTCTGGGTGTGCTCTATCCCGTTTCCAGTCACGTCCCAGTGCTGCAGGGTGGTGATTTCTTCCACCGTCACGCTGTTTTCCGTGGAAGTTTCCACCGTCTCGTACTCCACCAGGTTCCCTTCGGCATCCCACACCCACGACTCTGTAACCCCTGACCCATCTTCGTAGGACGTCACGGCCGATATGGGGCGCTCCCCGAGCTTCGTCACAACCCTGGTTACGCCCACGCCGTTTTCTGTTTCCTGATGTGTAGCGGTCGCATCTTCCGTCCAGTCCGCATCCACCAGCACCGTGCACGAATTGCCGTATCGGTTGCGATCTATTGTCGTGGTGGCTTGTAAAGGCGTGATCGGAACGATGGTTTCGCTTCCATGTTCCGACTGAAATCCGCCGTCTGCATTGACTACTATCTCTCCTTGCGGAGAGTAGGCCACATACGCACCTTCGGCGAGGGTAATGCTTTTCACGAGGTCAACCCATTGGATGGGGTCCTCGTACGTGCCAAAAATATCCGTTCCAGGGTTGCAATATGCAGGATTGAACGTGATGCCGGCCGCCGCGGCAATTTCCTCCAGAACAGCCGCCGCCGTGCCTGCCTCGAACTCCACCTCTCCGTCCAGGGCGGCCGACACTGGGTCCTTGAGCTCGATCGAGTACACATGCCGCTTATGGTCGTATTCAATCGACGTGATGACGGCGTAAAAATACCAGTTGTCGCTGGTGTCGGTGCATACCGCGTAATCTCCGATATTTGGGGCGACGATAACCGACGCCCGCCCGCTCGCCACCCCCCACTCCTCGAACGTGAACGAGCCGTCGATGCACTGCAGGTCATGCCATACAAACACCGATGGCGTGAAGGCATAGAGCTTGGCGGTGATTTGAGGGCTAGAGGGGGGGAGGATCATAACCACCGCTGCCACCTCCAAACCCGGATGGGAGAATCTCCTCCATCGTCATGTTGCAGTTTCCGAGCTGATCCTCCGGATAACCTTTCATTGAAAAGCCTGTTACCATTACGTCATAGGACCTGCCGTCGTAGTCAATGAACGTGGTCGCCGTACCGAACAGGGCGGCGAGGTCCTCCCCCTGCTCCAGGGCGTAGAATTTCAGATCCCAGGACCTCACCACCGCCACGTTCAGCGCTATGAGCTCGTGGTCTATCGTCCGGGAGAACTCGCCGAGCCCCAGGTAATTTTTATTGTAGTTCGGCGCCGTCGGTGGCACGTTGATCGTGATGTCGCCGATCTTCATCTCACAGCCCCCTTCCCGCCTGATTGACTGCCGCCGCGAGGTTTGGCGTGGTTGCGTCCAATCCAGACACTTTGATTTCCGAAAGCCGCTCCTTCGCTACCTTTACAGCCTGGTCAACCCAGCCTGTTATACCGTCATAGAGCCCCTTCCCCACGGATTGCCCGACGTCTGCCCCGACGGGGCCGAGGGCGTTGAGCCCGTTCGCGAGTTTGTCTGTGTCCAGGCCGAAATTAAGGTCATACTCTTTTCCGAACGCGTCTTGGAACGGCTTGCCGAATTTCTGCGCATATTCTCGCGCCGCCTCCATGCCAGCGCGGCTGTAGAAACCGCCGAGCTCGCCTTCGCCAAACATCTGGACGCCCTGCGCGATGTCCTGAGCGGCCTGTTTGACTCTCAGGAACGCGTCGGTCAATTCCTTAACCATCCGGTCGCCGCCCTTTTCCGCATCGTCGCCGAGCTGTTTCACAAACGCTTTCGACACCGCCGGGCCGAATTCTTTTTCGAGTTTCCCGGCTATTGTTCCTATCTCGTCGGTGATTTGGGTTTTGAGCATTTCGCCGGCGTCGCGTGATTTCATGCCGAAATCCTGTATCGCTGCTCCGGCGTTTGCCTTGAAAATGCGGATCTTGTTAACGGCGTCCGTGATGGCGTCTTTGAATGCCGCCCCAACGGTGGAATAGTCCTTAGCTTCCTGTGCCGCCACTGTCCCGGTTGACGTTTTACCGGTCAGGGTGGCGTTGACCTCCTCCGCCACGCCCATTAGTTCCCTCATTTTCGCCATATACTCGTCAAGCCCGATTTCCCCGGCTTTGTACTGAGCGGTGGCCTTCGCCCACGCCGCTTCTATTTCCTTTGAAACACCGGTGCCCTTTTTCGTCGCCTCGCTGTTTTCCTCCTGCGCCTTTTTTACGTCGATCAGGGCGCCTTCGAGGAATCCCAGTTCGGCAGTCAGCCGCGCTTCCTCGCTGCTCATGCCGAGGATGCCTTTCGGCTTGTCCCGCTCCTGTGCGAGTGCAATTTTTTTCAGCGCGATTTCCGTCTGCAGTGCGTCAACGGACAGTTTGCGCAGTTCCTCGCGGTGTTTTTTTGTTTTTTCCGTCAGCGGATCCATGTGCTCCGCAATCAGGATCAATGCGGCGGCGATGCCCACGAGGATGATTCCGAGCGGGTTGGTGAGCAGGAATGTTCCGAAGCCCATGAACGCGTCCGTTAGGTTGCCGATGGCGCCTACGATTTTCGCCACCTTCCCCACGGCCCACCCGGTGAAAATAATGGTGGTCAGCGTCTCGAGGTTGTCGATAATGAATTTCCACGGGATTTTACCGGCGATATTCCCGAGCGCCGTAAACAGGGATTTTGCCCCCTCAGCAAATGACTGGAATTTTTTGCCGACGGCCTCCACGTCGATTTTGTCCAGCACCTCGCGGAAACTCTCCGCGTTGCCGGTGACGATGCCGAAACCCTTAATCAGCCCGTCGAAAATGGCACTGAATAGTTTTGTTTCCCGCGCCCATTTGTTAAACGTGCGTATCAGGGCCGTGATTTCCTGTGTTATGGATTTCGCGCCATCGTTGATCTGTTCGAACGTGACGAGCAGGGTTTCCTGAAGTGCTGATTTGACCTCCTTCGCCCGGTTTACATACGTGTCGAGAAGTTCATTCAGCAGTTTCTGGGTGGTGCCCTGCGTTCGCATAATCTGGGTCGTTTTTTCCAGTTCGCCAACGAAGGTGCTCAAATTTAATCCGGCGCCGATGGCCCGGCGGTCGAATATCTGGATGGCCTGGTCAACGGTCATGCCAGCGTCTGCAAGTTCCTTCAGCAGTTGCGTAGGCTGTTTCATTTGCCCGGTCGCGTCGCGGAGGGAGATGCCAAGCTGGCTGAATGCCTTCGCCGCCTGCGGGGTCACGTCGCGGAGATTGATCAAAATTGCCCGGAGGGAGGTTGCCATTTTTTCACCCTCCAGACCGGAGCGTGAGAGCAGGGCGAGCATAGAGACGGTTTCCTCAAGGCTTAGGCCGAACGCCTTTGCGATTTCGCCGACGTAGGACATCCCTCCGGACAGTTTTTCCATGGTCAGCTGCGAGTTGTTCGCCGCGTTTGTGAATGTATCCGTTATCCGCTGGGCGTCAGCGGTCTTGAGCCCGAACATGCTCATGGTGGAGACCACAAGCTGGGTCGTGGCCGCGAGGTCGTAGTTTTGGGAAATGGCCAGAGCGACTGTATGGTCAACGATGGACAAAATTTCATCCGTCTTTTTGCCCGCCTGCGCGAGCAGAAGCATGGCGTTTGCCGCCTCCGACGCGGAGATTGGCAGCTTCTCCCCCATGTCGCGGGCCTTCGCAGTGAGCCGGTCGAACGAGTCTCCCGCCTCGCCGATGACACCTGCGACTCGCTTCATGGTCAATTCAAAATCCCCGCCGACACTGAGGGCAGCTTTCGTCAGCATTCCCAGCCCGGTAGTGATCGCGCCGATGGCCAGGGTCACGCCGCGCATGAGAGGGCTAAACACGCCGTCCACCGCCCGGCCTATGTCGCCGGCCCGGCGGGAAAATCGCTGGATACCCTTCTCCATCCTCTGGAACGAGGCGAGCGCCTGGTTAACGTCAGCGCCTACCCGTATTTGTACGTCTTTTTTAGCCACTATCTCACCTCGCTTCCGACAGCGCCTCCGCCAGCGGGATTTTTGTTGCGTCAGGCTTCTCTGCCCTCTCCGGCTCGCCGGTGCTCACCTGCCGGAGTGCGCAGCGGTATTCCTCAGACTGCCAGTACGTCATTTCATCGAACAGCTCTCTTTCCGTGATCCCGTAGTTCTGCCGGAGCGAGAGAAACGCGACAGCCCAGCCGTGCTCTACTTCTGTACCGTCGCCGTCGCTATCCTCTCCCCCAGCTTGGTAAAATTTGCGATTATGCCGGGGATGTTGTTTTCAGCCCAAACTGTCTCGAACAGCTCTAGCTCGTCTGCAATGGGAAGTTCCCCCCATCCCTCGAACGTGGGGAACGACAGCTCCATCAACCGGGTCAAAACCCCACCAGTGGCGAGGACGATGTTTTTGATGTCCTCCGCGCTCACGCCGGAGAACCCCTGACGCGCCTCCACGTCACCACGCGTCAGCCGATGCAGTTCGTGTTTTTTGTCGAAAATATCCACGGCTATTTTTTTCGGTCGGAAGATTTTTACCTGATTCACGTCAACGCCTCCCTAGATTTGGAAATAAAAAAGGGGGCGAAATCGCCCCCTTTAGCCTGTTACTCCTCCAGAATGTATCCGAGCTGATCGCCGACCGCCCTTGTGGAGTCGGCCAGCGCGACAATGGACACCGGCACCTGTGCCGCGTCCGTCGGGTTGAACGGGAGAGAAAACGCGCCGTTGAACTGAGCGCGGTAGAATTTGATTTTGATCCGCTTGCCATCGCTCTTCTCGTCGGACACGAATTCCACCGGGTAATCGGGGACGGTGGATTTGCCGCCGAACGTGTTTTTCACGCCCGTGACGGTGGTGTATTCGTAGCTGACGCTCACGGTGTCGTTGTCCGCGACCTTCGTACTGTCGCCGATCCTCGTAACCTGACCGTCGATCCGGTTGACGAAATAGTCCGTTCCGTCAGCGAGGCTCACGGTGGCGTTGTGCGCCGTGCCGTTGATTCCGTATGTGTTCGCCAACGCCTCTGTGAACGTCAGGCTGTTCTCCGACTCGTTGACCCCTTCAGCGGCGATGGTTTTCGTCTCCGTAGTCTCGCCGTCAATGAGCACAACGGAATCACCTGCGGTAAACAGGGCCGCCTTGTCCACGTAGATTTTTGTTGCCCCTGCCGAGGCGGGAGACGCCAGCCCGGAGGCGAGGAACACGGCAACAGCCCCGTCCTCTGTCCATCCGCGATTTGCGCACGCCGTCCAAAATCCTGACCTGATACCGGCGGACAAAAACTCCTTCGTAACCGTCACGTCTGCGGCAGTCACGTTCGATGACGTGAACAGTGAATTGACCGCCGCGAGCGTAGACAGGTTAACCTCCATCATGTTTGCCGTGATGGTGGCCGTTTCGCTCGTCAGGACCTCTTTCACCACCTGCTCAGGACTGCCTCCGGTGATTTTCTGCCACTCGGGCTCATAAGAAAACGTCACCTCGCCTTTGAGCAGTCCGACGTCTATGCCGTTGACGTACAGGGTGCCTGTTCCGATCAGCACGTCAGCGGGTCGTTTGAGATTGAACGCCATTTCATGCACTCCTTTCGTGCGCAACAAAAAAGCCGCCCCTGAGGGCGGCTTGTCCTTGATTCAGCTATTTGTACTTGACGGATATTTCCATCGAGCCGGGGAACTGCGGGAACGATCCCGCAGGGTCAAGCTCGAACGAGACGGACTGTGGAACAACCGCGTCATCCTGGTAGAGAACGTCCCATATCTCCCGCCCGAACTCCTCGGACTCCATCAGACCCGTCATGACATGGACGCCGTTGTCGTCCTCCTCGGTCTCGCTGTTTGCCACGCTCCAGAGGATGGATATTGTCGCATCGTTCGGGTAGGATTCGTCCGTCAACTGAGTCGATTCCGGCAGTACAATGACGCATGGGCAGTCATCCTCCGTGGGTGGTTTTTTGAGGTTGAGGCCGAGAAAAACAGACAACTCCCGCCCGTAATGATCGTCGCACCACGCCGCGAGCGTTTCTGACGTGGCGAGTAGGCCGGCCCACCGGGTGGCGATTGCGCCGAGGTTGTCCATGTCACCACGCCCCTTTCACGGTGTATTTGCGCCGACTCGACGGTGCTGAGAACGCTATTCGTCCATCCTTCTCAATGTAAGAGCGGATTTTCTCCTCGATATATGGTGCCCATTTCGGCGCAAGCTCCGCTGCCATAGGTTCGATGGTCGGGCGCTTAGGCACTTGTATGACCTTTTTGCTGATACCAATCCCAGCTGCGAAATATCGACGCCGTATATCAGGGGTTACAATCCGGCTCGCACCGCCTTCGTGCTTCTGACCGAGACGGATGGCTGAGTTTGACAGCCAACCAATGACTACTGCTCCTTGTGCTTCGAGGTACTGGTAACCAATAGCCTGTACGAGTTTTCCGAGCCATGGGAACTTGGTACTTTTACGCCGTTCGAGTTTTGCCCGTTTTTTTGCAGACATCCTCTCTTTGTATTTTTGTCCTCCCGGAGCACCGGACCGGATACCCGCCTTAATTTCCTTCTGCCCGTACCATCCGGCACTTTTCAGAGCCTTCCGCTGATAGTCGGGAAATTTTGCCATTGCCCACTTGAGCCACGGCGCAGCATGGTCCTCAACGATGACAACTAGCCCCATACCGTCTCACGCCCTATCAGTTCAAGCCCCCAGATGCCGCCGTCCCGCTCCAGCACACGCGTTACCTGCCACGTCTCCTCATCTATGACTACGCTGTCCAACGGCTCGGGCCTCTCTTCGAGGTCGGACGCCCTTATCCAGCACTTGGCCCGCGCCGCCTGTCCGTCACCGGAAAATGTGTTGCCGGAGGCGCGGTCGTCGCCGTATTCGAGGATCACCTCCAGGGTCTGCCCGTTGTATTCCACCTCAACGGCCAGCCCATCGCCAAAAAAAATGGAGGCGTCAGCCTCCATAACATCTCCGAGCGACATGACGCCTCACCCTCTCTCACTAGCCGATTTTGACGAGTACTGTAGTGCCTGTGGTCGCCTTCGCCCCGACCGCCCATCCTGCGGCGATATTGTTGTCCGCAGTCTTGTTGATCTCGTTGTCTGCAACGTCCCAATAGACCGCGTCACCAACGGAAATTTGGAGGTTGTTGTTTGCAGGCAGCTCCCAAACTCCTGTGATCGCGAGACTACCCGTAGCTCCGTTGGCAATGTCGGTTGTGCAAATACCGATATGCCCCGTTCCGAGGGCTACGACATCTCCGACATTGTAGTCAGCCCCCGCCGTGTAGGTGATTACGTCCCCGATACGCTTGAAATTTGCGTCTTTGCTCATCTATTTTTACCTCCTCAGATTTTTTCGTGTCAGACTATGCGCCGCAGTTGAAGTACAGCCCGCGCCAGTCCATGGCCTTTGCGCCGCAGTCGATCCTGACCTTGAACTCCACCCCGTCGATGTTCCAGCCAGGCTGACGCTCCAGGTACGGCGTCTGGTTGCCGTCGAGGAAAAAGACCTTGACAGTCTTGCCCTTGTCAGCGGCCATGTACCAGCCCGTGGAGAGAGCGTCGTCAAGCCGAGGTTCGTAGATGCGGACAAATTTCCCTGCATAGATATTCGCAGTATTGGGAGCGTTTTCCACGCCGCCAATAAGTGTGGTATTAAAGAACTGTTCAGTTGCCGTTTCAAGGCTGACGGGCGCAAGAAGGAATTTCGGCTGAATGTTCAGCCGTGCCTTCCCGTTGATGTCCTTCTGCTTTTTCATTGCAAGGATCGCCGCACCTATCGTGCTGTGAGACGGAGCGCCGTTGCCAGGACCGCCGGAGGCGATGTAGTTCTTGTGGTTCGCATGGAACAGGGCAACACCGTCTCCCATGTCGGGGTTCGCAGTGATGGCCGCGTAGACGACGTCGCTGACTTTACGGCTGGCAGCCGCTCCCATTTTTGAGAGGATGTC